AGGCTGCAACCACTCGCTCGGTACGAAAGCCTCGGTCTTTTCTGTGACGCGTCATGCACGTCCAGCAGAGTTAATTGTGCTACATTTTTCGCAAGTCCAGGTCTCCCGTAGATAGCGATCTCTTATCTGTTGCCTGTTAGGGAATTGATTACACAACTGGCATATCAGCTTGTAGCCAAGTTCTTCTATTAGCTCTGCATTAGCTCTTAGATTGGCTTCTTGCTCTGCGTTAGGGAATGTCTCCCATTCACCATCTTGGTTTAAGAACTGTAGGTGTCCCATCAGCGTTTTACCTGTGGTTTCCATTGTCCGGTCTCTTTGTCAATCTCGTACCAGATAGGTTCGCAACGTTCTGCTTCACCCATTATTTGTGCTACACATTTCCAATGACCCCAAGGCTTACCGACCTTGCTAGTGCCAGTTTTCCAAACTCTTGCTCCATGAATACAGCTCTCGTCCGGCATTGTGCCACCAAGTCCTGATTTCACCATCTCGACTGCACTCTCTAAAGTCTGTGCTTGCTGTGCTGGTGCGATAGTCCATGGATCATCTGCCTTTGCTACTGGAATGTACTCGCTAGAAGTTTGAGCCATCTTAGCCTTTACTTCATCGATGCTAGCCTTTACTTTAGACTGCTCTACAACCTTGCTCATTTCTTCTCGACTAGGGCGTTTACCTTTCGTTGCATAACCCGCCGTAGCCAATGCCCTGCCAATCGAGCTGGTCTCTGCATTTTCCAAAGCCGAAGTAGCATTGACTCCACGACCCGATATCGTTTCTTCTGCGAGCCCAGTTGTCCAAGGGTGTTGATCAGCTTCAGTTCTATAGACATAAGCCTGAACAATATATCTTCCAGAACTGAAATCAATAAGTTTAGTGTAAATACGACCATCCGGATAATCCTCCCAAAATGATTTAGCGTCTTTCTTGTAACCAAGTCGTTTCTCGACTGGCTCGTAATCGTCTAAATTAAACATAGAGTTCATTCTCCTCTGTGTGCAGCTGCGCCGCTATTGCAACATACGCTGTGAGATCGATGTAAGTGTCTGTCTTTGCAGTTTCCATGCTTCTTGCGACTTTGACCAATGCCATACACATCGCCACCTGATAATCTGTAACTGGCATTTCGAGGTATGAACTCCAGAGTGCGGCTGTTCGCTGCATATTGTCTTGAGGGTGTCCGTAATCAAGTCCTCTGTCCTGGATAGTAGCTCGCGCTTCGTTGAGGTAGTCACGGGCGTTCATCGATTGACCTTGTGCTGTTCCATCTGACGTGTCAGGCGGCGATAAGACTGGCGCGCTTGCTTTAGCCCGTTCTCATGCCCCTTCATGTAGCCAAACAGGAAGCCAGGCAAAGCTCCTACTAACATCGAGAATATAACTATGTGATCGTGATTCATTTTTAGCCCTTCTGTTATCCGTGTCTCGGAAACACCAGAAGTATTACAGCAGGATTATCTGACAACCTCCATGTTTAGGTAACGACACGATAACAATTTCATCCACAGTCTCGTCACCAAAGTTGGGTCTAGCGAACCCTTCCATAGACCTTGCCCTGGACTATAAACGTCCCGTTCTTTTCAATGTTGATGATGTCTACCTGGACGCTTGAGCCATGCACATACATGATGGCAAAGGCTTGCTGCCAATTAGCCGTTCCTCGGGTGTATCTAGCCTGTCTAAAGTCCATGAGATTACCTACCTCAACTCCATGTAAAACACGCCCTAAACGCCCCCCAGAGGCTTCTGTAAAGGCGCTACGCCCTGCCCTATGAGTATGACCAGAGATAACGTTCTTGCCATGCCTACGGGCTGCCTCAAGGGCTGATAGACCGCCCTGTTGCTTGATGGGTGTGTGGTCTCCATGTACTGCAATCCAGCCTGGAGCAATAGGCATTGGGTTCTTGTGGAAGGTTATGCCTAGTTCATCGAACTTCATAAACTTCTCAAAACGCAGCTCTGGCAAAGATAAGAATGAGGGAATCTTACGCATGATGACGTTGTAGAGCCGGTCTGTGTGATTAGATCGTATGCAGTCTGTGACCCCTAACTCCCATAGCAGCTCGACACATCGGTCTCGGTCATCGCCAAGGCTCTGTGAGTACTCCTCGGGTGTGCCTTGCGACCATTTGCTTATGGTTTGGAAGTCAATTTCGTCACCTATCGTGACTGTTTGGTCTGGCTTAAAAGTGCCTAGAAACTTGGCAATGTTACGGACTACATGCACGTCCTCAAAAGGCACTTGCAAGTCCGAGAGTATTACGATCTTCTTAATCGTCATCCTCGTCATCGTAGGGGATGTTGTCTATGCGATTGGGAAGGCTAGGCAGAATCCAGTCAGGATAAATATCCTTATCCACAATTAAGCCCATGGCTATGTCTGACCTGAAACCGGCGCGAATTAAGGCGCGATACATCTCGTGCAGAGATATTGCCCACGCATCTAACTCGTTGTAGGTGTCTAGGTCTATGACCTTTTTCTTAGCCATAGGATAAGTTTTACTTACCTAACATCTCGATGATTGTATCGACACGCGTTTCGAGTCGATTAACCTGATCCTTTATAGATGAGCCCCCGTTAGGGCGTAACTCTGACAAGTAGTGTTTAATCATAAACTGGACATAAGCTGCAACGCCACCAAGGATTGAGATGATAGCGACTGATAGCGCCGCGTAGTCCTGTGCGTTCATCGTTTAGGCGATGCGTACCCAAATACGCCAGCGACAACTGCGCCTAGAATTGCACGATAGTCAAGTGAGAAGTTAGAGGTAGTTCCCCATACTGCTAGAAACGCTCCTACTGAAAGGATTGCTGGGTGCTTCATGTTCATGCTGTGCCGCCTATCATTGGGATATTAAAGAACGAGCCATCTGCATCGCCCTTCTTAGTGAAAGAGATATGGCAATGCTTAGTGTGCGGATTGATTCCAGAATACTTGCGCCAGCGCCACCCCATGCGAGAGGAAGCAATCTTTCCCTGGAATATGATGTAAGCAATTCGCTTGTCAGACTTTGCTGCGTGTCGTATCTGATCCGCAAGGTCAGGCATGAGGTCAGGCTTTGTCTTTCCAGATAAATCCCTGTCAATATCAATCGCTCTGACGATACCTTCTGCATCAGGATTGTGGTCAGAAGGACGTGCTGAATGACGAGTGTCGCCAATCCAGCCGTCCGAGGTTCTATCTCTATCCGGGTAAGTATCATCGAACTGCTCCCGTAGTTGCTGTCCGGCTTTGCACAGTACGGGTTTCATCCCAGTAGTAGTGCCGCTTCATCGGCTGTAATGCCTAGACGATCTAGTAGTGCAGCCTTGGCAGTTGCTCTAGCTTCTGCTGCTGCATCTTCTTCTGCTTGCTTGGCTTCTGCGATTGCAGCTTGTGCTTCCATCTCTGCTACCTCGGCATCGGTGAGTTCAATAATTGACTCCACCCCTGTTTCGCAGTTGATTTCGATTCGTGTTGGATTAGGCATTTTTTACTCCATATAGGTAGGCGGTTGAGTATTCGGCTAAGTTTCCTGTATCGCTTGCAATTTTGATTGAAGTTATGGCTGCCGTACCTGTCCACTTTCCAGCCCATAATCCAAGAATTTCAAATGAAGAGCCGTTACCTTCTGTTACGGAATCAGTTGAAATAGATTTCTGATTAGAACCTGCATAGTTAGGGATATAAACTTCATTATTACCAAATGTGTTAGCCGTCCTTGCATTTGATGGAATATAGCCAGAGTAATAACTTGTTGTAGCAGAATAAGCAGTAGTTCCAAAACCACCGACTAAACGAGCCGAATAGTTGCCCGAAGTTGTATCGTTATTAAATGTTACTTGAGCCAAATACCAGTTGTTTGTGCTATCTGATGCTCTTAGGCTGGTCTTAATGCATAGGTCTGTGTAAGTGCCGGGAATAGATGTAAATTCTATGTTTGCCGCACCGCCGCTGCCAACTGTACTTGATGCAATTAACTCAAATGTATTAGCCATTATGCCGCCGCAATTCCGTATAGGGTGAAGGTTGAGCCGGTAGCGTAGTTAGCACCATTTGTAGAAGTATAAAGGATCGTAGTAATTGCCTCGGGAGTCTTTCTCCATATTCCTACTGTTGCGCCTGTCTCACCACTACTTGAATTGTTTTGATTATGTCGAGTTAAAACTGTTTTAAACGTTGTGGTGTTTGAGTAGTTAAAGATATGTGAAATATAAGTTGCAAAGTTTGTAGATTCTACTCCAGCCGCATAGTCTCCTGTGTAAAGGTATGTGGCGTTAGAGCCACGATTAGAGAAGGCAGATGAGCCTGTGCCATAGAGCCATGTTGCAGAGTAATTGCTTGTCGTGTCCGAGTTAAAGCGCAGCGATGGTGTTGCAATTGTCGTGCTTGCTGCCTTAATTGAGGCTACTAAAACTAAATCTGTGTATCCAGAAAATGAAGTAAATGTAACGCTGGACTGTGCGCTGCCCAGCGTTGTAGTCGCTATCGGTGTGTAGGTTGATCCGGCTGCCATGATTACCCCTTAATCCCGTATAGTGCGAACTGGCTATTTTGTGAAAGATTACCAGATGAAGCTTCAAAATAAAGTGTAGAAATTGCAGAAGTGTTAGACCATAGCGAAGAGGTAAGCTCAATATTGCCAGAGCCGTTATTATCTACTCCTGCAAGTAATCTGACTGTTTTATTTTTGTTTGTGTTTTGGTAATCAAGTAAATCTATAACGCCAGCGTTAAAGGTTGTTGAAGCAGAAAGTCCGGGTGAACCAAATATAGAAACTTGGTTTAACGCTGTAGTACCATCAGCCGATGCACTTGAGCCATTACCCTGTAATCTGTGTCTAGTGTAATTAGCTCCTGAATCGCTGTTTATGCGCATATACAAAGCTGGCGTACTAGTGCCGGCGGCAATAAACCTAACCTGCAAGTGTTTGTATGTAGCCGGAATTGAAGAAAATGTAATCGAACTTGAACCACCGGAGCCAGCGGTAAATGTTGCAATGGACTCGTAAGAGTTAGTTACGGGCGCAGTCGGCGCACTAAAAACCCCTGCTGTGATTGCTCCAATCACTACGCAATACCACCCACGATGGTATAGGCGTTAGCCCCTGTGCGTATTGCTACTGCTGTTTTGTGCTGCGCTAAAGTAGGAGCTGCTGATACTGCGCCGGCAGAGACTATGGTCACTCCTGATCCCGCTGCAAAAGTCAAGAGACCTGCGCCGGTGTTGAGGAAAGTAATTGCGCTGCCAGCAACGGCAGAGGTTAAGGTTGAGTCAGGAGCGATAGTGATGGTCTTGGTCGAGGCGTTAGTAGCCTGTACTAGAACTTGGTACAAGTCGGTGTTAGCAACTGTATAGGTAGCACCTGACTGTGCGTTAAGCGTAAAGGTCACTAGCCCGTTGTATGCGGCTGCTGTCAGGATGTCTCCTGTTATTGCTGGAAAGCCTGTTGCCATGTATATCTCCTAGTAAGTCATTGCGCTCACGCCAATTATACCGCGTTCTGCGCTTCCTATAATGAATCCATCGACTATGGGCTCAAGTGTTGTAACTGTGCATTGCATTGCGTTTGGACTAATCTCCCAGCGAAGCCCCTGCACCTGCAAGGTCTTGACGATGGTGCTGCCATCCGGCTGGATGTTTGAGATTCTGACGTTGGTAAAGTAGTCCAAGCCAATCATTGTGTCTGTCGGGACTGCTGTGTCTAGTAGATCGACAGTCATGGCATCGATGCGGATTGTAGTCTCGGCATGCGTAGCCACAAAAGTAGCGGCAATGTTGAGGGCATTGGCATCAGTATCAATCACTAAGTCCTGGGCGCTGTACTGATGAGGGAAGTATTTAGTCACGCTGTCTGCGTTCTGATAGACCTGCGCTGTGCCGCCTATGCGCTGGATGCTGGCTGTGTTAATAATGAGCTTGTCATCAAAGGCAAAGACTAAGTTCTTGTATGGGATATCGCCTGTCTGATTAAAGTCGATAGGAGTGCCAGAGATAGATGATGCCACCTCGTTGCGGCTCTTAAATATGGCTGTGCCTGACCCGTCAAAGTAGAACGCGCCCTGCTCCGAAAACTCTACGTTCTGAATTGCCGACAGGGCTGTGCGAAGTGTGCCTGGGTCTGCCTGACATAGGGACTGTCCTGTCGAGATAGTTCTCATGTTTGCAGGAAAGTCAATTTCATTAAGAATCTTGCCTATGCGTGTGCCGGTTGCCTGTCCTGCCCCTGAATCTGTAACAGTTGTAACCTGTGCAAGGTTAAGTAATCTAAAGGCGTCAGCTGCGTAGATATCTACATAGCCCACGTTTTCGGCTTGGTCATAGTAATAGCGATACTCTGTTGTGTAGCCAGAGAATAAGAACTCCTGCGCTGTGGTTGTTGTAGCTGCTACACGAATCTTGCGTAGCGGTACGAGAAAAGGATAGTAGATAGATGATGTGTTCTGTGGATTCCACGATCCGTCAGAGTCATAGACGCGGATTACTGCTGTGCCAGCCTGGTAGGTATCGGACTGTATATTGCGCCCATTTTCAATAGTAATGCTGCGTACGCTGGGAGTAAGGTCGATGATTGGCGTAGGGACTGTAGAAGCCGCAAGTGTGCCAGTACCTAGAACTCCATACTTAGCATCCCCAATAGTAAAGGGATAGCCAAAGGTTGCACCGGATGAGAAGTCAAACGAAACCGAGATTTCTGCTGGCAGCGCCATGACTAACCGCCAGTTCTATTAACTGTTGAGCCTATGCCTGATAACGATGAGTTTTGAAGTGATGATGCAATTGCCTTGCCGTCAATCTGTACTACAACTTGCATTGGTCCAGTAAGGTTTGACCTTTCCTCTGCTCGTCTAAAGTCTCCTGGTTGTGATCTAGGGAAAGCGCCTGTTTGGACATTGGTTGCAGGAGTTGGCAAGTAAGGTCCAGGTCCAAACTGTGAGCCTTGAGAACCTGTTACTGCCGGCATAGGTATTTGCAAAGCTAATACTGACGCAGCTTTACCAGCCAGCATGTCGAGATATCCTTCAAGGTATGCAAATGGATTACGAGCATCTGGCAGGGCTAAGAATAGTTTGTAGAGATTGCCTGTCTGATCCTGCGCCATAAGAATCTGCTTTGTCAAAGCTGTTGCAACTACTTCGTTGCCGTTGAGCAAGGCTAGTTGAGCCTTTAAGCGCAGCTCATCTTCTTTTGAAAGATTGCCTTTCAGCGCGGCAATAATTTGAATTTGCTCTAAGTCAAAGATTGAGCCAGCTTTCTTAAGTGCAAGTCGCTTCTTTTGTTCTGCTAGAAGCGCTTTCTCCGCCTTAATTTGCGCGGCATTAAGTTTCTTTAAATCTTCTTGGCGTTTTTTCTCTATTAAATCAACACCAGTTGTACCGCTTCCACCCATAAATCTACGATTTGCTCTGGGGCGCGGTTGTGCTTCATTGCCTAATCTAGCCAACTGACCAAGCAAACTGTATTCAAAGTTGGCTGATAGTAACTTGCTTAAAATTCCACCTGTAGACTTTTTGTCCAAATCAGTTAATTTGCCAGCCAATACTCCAACACCCCGAACAGCATCTGCGGTGTAATTTGATAAATCCGCCATGGCATCGGCAACATTTTGAACATCGCCATCTTTGCCACCTGCAAGAGCCAAGGCATCAACCAAGCCTTTACCGATTGTCTCCTTAGCATTTTCTGAAGCAACTGTAAGAATTTGTAACTTGCCTGCATAAGTATCTAAGAAGGCTGAATTAGCGCCGGAAAATTGAGCATTAAAACGCTTTTGGACTTCTGTAAATGAAACTGTTGTAAGCTGCGCCTTTGTGAGTCCTAAGTTGTATTTTCTTAGTCCCCGAGTATTGCCGTTGTAAGCGTTGGCTATATCTTGTGCAACAGTTGTCAGTTCAATGCCAGTTGCTCTTGAGGCTTCGATAGCCATTGTTAAGAATTCTTGAGACTTGGTTAGCGATCCAGTTGTTGTAAGTAAAGCCTGTAATGCTGGTCTTAAGTTATCGTCAAGTACTCCAGAAGTTTGCTCTAGCTTGGAGATGTAGTTATCAATATAAGGCTGTTGAAAGGCTAAACCAAGGTTCTTAACTGCTGTAGCAAGTCGAGTAGCTGCTGCCTCGTCTTCTACAAATGCCTTAACGGAAGCCTTGCCAAATTGAACAATCTTAGTAACGGCAAAGACTGACGCTATCTGCTTGCCTAGTCTGCCAACTGCTTTGTCAAGCGAGCTAGTGGCTTTCTGTGCCTTTGTAAAGGCTGCTTTACCGGTAAACTCCGAAGCAATATCAACTCTTAAGTCTGCCATCAGACTGGTCTCCTAGCATTAAACTTAGCTGCTGAAGTCTCTATAGCCTTAAGAACTCCGGCTGTAGCCTTGCCACGATCTTCCTCGAAGGCTCTAAAGATTGCGCGACCTGTCATCTTCTGACTTTCGCCTGTAAGTTTGCCACCTAATCTTGGAGTAAAGTTGCCTGCAACTCCAGACTTGCGTCCTGCTGTCTCGTAGATTGCTCCAGAAGCAGACTTGTTAAAGATAGAAGCCAAGGCACGAAAGCCAGAACGATTAGCCTTGCTTGGTGATGACTTGTAACCAATACTACGACTTGCAAGTGCCTTGTCATAGTAGCGAGAAGACCAGCGACCTTTAGCGCCTTCGCGCTTAAGCCAGCCAGAAGGTGCTTCAGCATTAGATGGCAAGAAGCCTCGGGCATTGCGAGTTACTGGCTTAAGAAAGTTGCCAATCTCTTTAGTTGTTTCTTTAGCCAAATCGGGTTCAAAGTTGCGTAAGGCTTTCCTAAGAGCGATAGCGCCTTGCAGTTTTACTGGCATCGCTTCGCTCCTTTGCTAAGTCCTTAAGGACTTCTATATGTGCCTTAAACGCCGCTGCCGGTAGTTCGACAATGGTTTGGAAGGGAACTCCATACTCGTAACTCAAGCGAGCTGCGAGATAGGTGAGGGAGTTCCGATCTACCCTAAAGGGTCAGACTCTAAGACCTCGACTGACTTGAGTGTCTCAAGGAATGATTCCCCGAAAGGTTTGACTGTTTCACCCGAACGTCTAATTGCTTCCCAGCACAGCCAGTAAACATCTGACTGCTTCTGATCCTCAATAAGAGCTTTGTGAAAGCCCTTCTTAGCGTATTGCTCAAAGCTGTATTCCAGCACCGGAGTTATCTCAAACTCCTGCACTTGTCCATCAGCCCTTGTTACTTTGAGTTTTGCCATGTTAGCCCCTTACTTAGTTTTTAGGAAGTTGTTACTGCGATTGTACCGGATACATTGAGTGTAAGGCTTTGTGTCGAAAGGTCTCCAACTGCGCCGTTAATATCGGTTGTGTTGTTGACAAGGCATGTCATTGTGTAAAGAGGGTTTGTTGCAGATGTAGCAGCAGAGGTTTGCTTTGCTGTGACTGTAACGTTAGTTCCCCATGCAGCCTGTAGTGTCTGCAAGACGTTTGATGTTGCTGTGTCGTTTAGGAAGTCAATAGTAATAGATGATGCCTCAAGACCCTTGACAAACTTGTGTCCTGAATCACCCATTGCTGTAACTTCTAGTTCATCAAAAGAACGATTGATTGTGCAAGATGTAACGTGGTTTGAGAGATCAACTGCATTGACAGTTAAAACTACTCCATTGCTCATGAATACTGCCATTTAGGTTATTCCTCATCTTTCTTAGTGGTTGGTTTTGGTGCGTGTGTTACTGGTGGAAGCTGACCAATCTTGATTAGAAAGTCGGCTTGCTCCTTTGTCCAATCGTCCATCGATTAGCTCCATTCCGTAAGGGTACTGATTGCAATGTCGCAAGTCAGTAAATCTCCTGTAGCGATTGTCAGGACGCTTGGCGCGCTGACGCTACCTACATTAAATACAATGCTGGAAGCCTCAAGAAGCGCAAAGACGCGAACTACGTCAGCTTCTATTCCAGCAAGGTTGCCCTGGTTATCAAGCAAAGGCACAAGGATTGAAATTGTAAAGTTAGCCATTGGAGCAATCGCTGTGTAATCATTATTTGTGGGAACAATGTAAGGGTCTGCCGGAGTTAAAATAAGGCTGTTAGCGATAGGCGTGGCAGGTGGGAATGAAAATACTGAATACTTTGTGTTATCGGTCAAAGCTGCCGCTATGGTCGAGCGTAGTGTGGTTATCGCTGGCATCAGCCCACCATAGAACGAGGGTCAAGATAAGGCGCAAGCAAGCCGCGAACGCGAGCGACTAGTTGTGAGGACATTGTGTACATGCTGCCCATTGATCCGTCAGGTTGCATACCATTGCCAGAGTTAGTCTGTCGAGCAGTCCAGATAGATACGCAGACCATCAGACTTGCTTCTCTGACTGCCGGAATTGTTGCATAAGTATTCTGTGTTACGCCAGAGACAATGCCATAAGGAACTGTCGGGTGATACTCGGACTCTGTGGGGCTGCCGGTCACAGCAAAAGTTATAGAGTAATCATCCACAGCAGTAATTGTCTTAGTGCCATTAAAGGGAGCTGAATTCTTAGTAACTGTTACTGATTGCCCAATGTAATAAATATCTTTGACTGGCTCATTAAAATAAAGAGTTCCCTCTGTGGTCGTGTTGCTGTGGGCTATATTGTAATTTTCATTCTTCCATAGAAAAGGCAACAAGGCATCATCAGCTGCATCGCAAACTTCTTGGATTGTGGCGTCTGCATAAAGACTACCAACGCCAAGTGCCGTTTTTAATTCTGCAACTGTGGTGATGCTCATTGTTATCCTTTCTAAAGACTAGGGGAGCTGCAAGGGCTCTGGCAGCCCCCCTAGCGACTTAGGGTATTGCTTATGTAAAGTTAAACCAGTTTGCGCCAGCGCCTAATTTAGTGGCGACAGCTCCCTGACCGAAGAGTAGAATATCTACAGTTCCGTCAGAGTTGATGTTTGTACGAAGTTGCTGACGAGCACCCTCATACCATGTGTAAGCATCTGGGTTTACAACTAGCATTGAGTAATCGCCAGTTCCTACTGGTGCGGCTGATGTGATGTAACGAGATACACGAAGATCAAGACCTGCTACTGAACCACGAACGCTAAGAGGTGAAAGTGCACCACCTGCGTTTTGAGGGTTTGCAGCGATGTAGATTGGTCGTCCGTTATCGTTGTATGACATGATGTTTGCCCATTGTGCTGGTGTAACTACAATGTTACGAGCAAATCCGAGTGATGCTGAATAAACAGCAGCAGCAGCGCTTGAGATGTACTTAAGTAATCCATCGGCTGAATTAGCTTGTGCTGTTGCGTTAAGAGCTCCATCGTTTCCGAGTACGCCAGTTACATACTGCTCTGTGTCTTTTGCGTAAGCAAATTCCATCTGAGTAAGAAGCTCATCTAAAAATGCAGGAGTTGAGTTTGTGAGAAGTTCGAGAGTTGTGATAGCACGACCCTTAAATGACTTCTTTGTAACTGTGATAAATGATGCTTCAAGTTGTGACTCTGTTACTGCGCCATTCTCGTCAATCTGATCGACAATAGGTACTTCAGTAATCTTTGGCAGCTCAAATGTTTTTCCAAATTCTGGCATTGTGCCGCGAGTAATTGAGTCAATTACTGGGCGATCAGCGTTAGAAAGGAAGTTAAGGAGCTGTGTGCTTTGTGGTGTTGGGATAAATCCTGCACCTGTTGTCTGATCGTTGTCAGCAGCGCGAAGCCATTGACGTGAATCTTCATCACCAAAGAGGTTAGCCTTTAGTGTGTTTTCCAAGTAATTGCGCTTTGTGATTTCAATTCTTGGGCTGGTGTACATCATTGCCTGAACAGTAGGGCGAGCAGCTTCCACAGCCGCAGCTTCTACTGGTGTTGCTTCGACTGCTGGAGTGGTTTCTTCCACGATGGCTGTCTCGCTTTCTGTAGTTGGAGTTTCAGCAAGGGTAACTTCCTCTGCTGCGATCTCTAGAACTTCTGCCGACTTAAATGCCGGTTCTGTTACTAGAGAAACTTCTTTTAACTTAGCCGCTGTTACGACTGTGTAGCCATCGCGTGAAGGCTTGGATGAAATAATTTCTGCTCCGATAGACAAGCCTGTGACAAGTCCTTCTTGCGCCATAATTAGCGCATCGTTGCCTGCTGTGCTTTTGCTCAAACGAAATACAGCGTAAAGACCGCCTTCTTTTGTTTCTGCTGAAATCATGCGTCCTACTGGCTTCTTCATATCGTGCATTGACAGAAGACGAATTTTGGACATGTCTTCAATTTCAATAGAACCAGCTGCAAAGGTGTAAGCACCTAGATTAGTTTTACCAATCTCGCCTGTTCCCATTGGGACAATCTTGCCGCTAATCTCGCGGCGCTCTTCGCTGCACTCAATAGATGCGGCTTCTATGTACAAGGTTTCCATTATATTGACTCGCTTCCGTTAGGGGTTAAATCTTCCATTTGCATAGCCTGTTCAAGTGTTATTAAGCCTAGAGCTAGCATCTTCTCTATAACCAGCAAGCGCTCCATAGGTTCTGTGCGTAGGAAAGTTGAATCTAAATCAAATTTAACGCAATGCCCAGCCGTAGATATATCGTCCATGCTCAAGCGAGTTTCAATTGCAGAAATATAAGGCTGAAACGCTAGAGCTACTAATTGCTTGCGCTCATCAAGAATGTTTGCGTAAGTCATAGATGTGTTCTGATCCGCTGACACATAGTAAGCAGGGACTCCGCATAATCTTGTAATTTCCGTAGCAAGATTTTGGATTGCCTCGTTCATCATCATTTCTTTAGGAGAAAAGCCTAAATTCTGCGCATCTAAAGTTGAAGTAAGATAGGCAGTCGAACCATTTTTACGAGCGTTTTTCCAAGAAGCAAGAAGACCAGAAACTTCTGCTGGCGGCAGGTCAGCTCCCGAATTTTTCAATATCACAGTTGCCATTGGAGTTGATGCTGCTATAGCGGCTGATTTCTGAACATCTATAGCTGCTTGAATTGTGCGAGCCCCGGCATTAAGTATGCCTTCGTTGAAAGCTTGGAATGTTACTAGTGATCCTAAACCTGACATTGGACGAGGAGAGCCATCAACATAATACTGTGTTACATAAACATTATGAACATCTAAATCAAAGGTCACGCGAGTATTAGAAACCCACTCAAAAGCAGAGCCGCGATTGTCCTCTTGATAAGTTTCAACAATTTCGAGAAAGGCTTGACCATACATAAGAAGGCTATCAACCAACCAACTAACTGTAACAAATTGCGGTTGAGACTTGGAGAGTTGATAAACCCATCGAGGTGCTGCGATTTTTTCGCCTGTGGATATCTTCTTATACTCTAGAGGTATTGTGCCTACTGTGCAAAGTAAATCTCGGCAGCGCTTAAGAGCCGGTACACTCATTGCGTCGCGTCGGGAGATTACCGGAAAAGTAAAGCTGTAAATCGAGCTAAGATTATCGCCCATGATGTGAGGCGCGGCTTGTGCCTCTATAACTTGTGGCTTACGCGAAAAGAGACCCATAGGTCGCAATTATACACTACATGTAGGTCATTCCGCGTAGATTGCCGCTATCTGTTGTGGTTTAGTTAATTGATGTACGACCATTGCTGTAGAGATTGCGCCAGATACATCGCCGGCTGATTTACGTTTTACAATACGCCAAGAGGAATCATTGGTTTTGGCAGCGCAGTTATTCATCTGCTGAATCCAATTTTCCTGACCCGAATGTACAAGCCGATGCGCGTTCAAAGCATCATTGAGATCGGTACACGCCTGATAAAAGGCAGCGCCAGAGATATCCATGCACATCTGACCTGCGTTAGTTAGTCGATCCGCGATTGATTGGGATGTGTACTTGTCGAAGCATATCTGCCGAGGTCTGTAGTTATCCGCCCAACCTTTGATATCCGCAGCGATTTTAAGCTCATCCACAGAGACCTGACTCTCCCATGTTTGTAATATCCCGACTCCGATGCGACCATCCGGGAGTATTTGACCAGCAACCAAAGACGCGTTACGACGAGATGGTGACACATCAAAAGCAAAAACAGTATAACCACCCGGCGGTATTGTGAGGGTAGCATCCGACGTATCCTCGAGGACTCCATGAGCCCAAGGAGATGAGAGAGAATCAATCCATTGACAGAGCAGCTCTGTTCTAGTGTTTTCAATCGGGCTCGTAGCCACAGCTTCTTCAAGGGCTTCCTCTGTGATCGTATATCCAAGTGCCGGATTAGCTTGAGCCCAAGCGGCTCTATCAGTTATCTTACAGTATTGCGGTGCAGAGTATTCGTAGTAGCCAAATGTCTTGGGTGGATTTTCTAACGCTCTTTCTCTCATGCCATTGAGAACTAGCGAGAAAGCGTCTCCTGCATTAGAGGTAAGAAGCGTCTGAGAATTTGGACGCGCTCTAGTAGTAGGGATTGCCGCTCTGTAACCTTCCTCGCTGATTTCGCGGAGTTCGTCGATGAACAAGAAATCCGCTGTTCTTCCGCGAGACCCATCTCTAGTTGCCGCAACAACATCAAGCCTTCTTCCGTCCAGCATCTCAATAGATTCAGTTCCGTTTGCATACCTAATTTGTTTAACGAATCCTTTGAGATGGTCATTGGTCTCCAATACTTGAGCTACTTGTCGGAAGGTGTCTAATGCCATCGAGCGGTTCGAGGACATAATCAGAATGTTCTTGCTGTCCCATTTAATTAAGTGAGCCAAAATAAGCATACGAGCTAAATGAGTTTTGCCAACTTGTCTTGCACATATTAGCAAGTTGCTCTTGCGAACCCAACTGCCGGTTTTATCAACAGTCAGCATGTCTCGTAAGACGTACTCTTGCCAGGGCATTAAAGGCATTTGAATAATCTCACATAGGTCTATGACATCCTGGACTTTGCTTTGACCCTTTATAGGTATTGATTGAAGCCTTGGTTTAGTTGCCCCTCGTAGCGGTTTGGATCGTTTGGCTGCCATCGGGTCAGTTCGGGACTGGTCGGGCTATAAAAGGACTATCCTGGTGGATTACCGATTGCGTCGGGGAGAGGAAGCCAGA